GTAAAGGGGAGAAACGTGGCACCCCATACTGTCGTCCATCTAAGCGTGTAAGCGGCAAGACTCCTGTAACTAAAGGAGAAATGACTGCATCACAAAAACGATCAAGGGTGGCCCAAAAGAAAAAGCTAGGGCAACCAGCAGGTAAACCAAGAAGAGTAAAGGCAGTAAGACGTGGCAATAAATAAGAAAAACATGAAGTGCAATGTTCCGCGAAGGCAAGTTCTTGGCGGAAAAAAATCTGTTGTAAAAGCCTGCCAAGGTGGGAAAGAAAAGATTATACGTTTTGGTGATGCCAATATGAGCATTAAAAAAAGCAATCCAGCACGTAGAAAAAGTTATTGTGCTAGGTCATCTGGAATTAAAGGTAAAAATAATAAACTGTCTGCAAACTACTGGAGCCGGAGAGCTTGGAATTGCTAAATGGATAGGTATGAAAAATACGGAAGATTGGATGATCGTCCAATCAAAGACATAGAGTCTGGATTTAAGGGGTTTAACAATCGAATAAGGCCAGATCAACTTCCTAATGGAGTGCTTGAAGAGTCTCTTAATGGAAGATGTGATTTGGGTGGAGAATGGCAAACCAGAAAGGCTATTCAGATTAAGTTAGCACCATTCGCAAGCCCTAACTTTGTTCTTCCATTTAATTTATATGCGAATGTAACTAGTAGTAGCCTTTCTGGTCCATCTACTGGTGTTATTACTATTAATTTTTCATCTGCTCACGGAATTACAGATCAAACCTTAGTTAATGTAAGCGGAATTACTGGGGTAACCCCCGATCCAAATGGTAATAAAATTGCAACTGTAACTAGTGCAACAGCTTTAACTATTTCTGAGACTGGAGCAACCGGAACAGCAGGTGGAACTGCTACGGTTGGATCTGCTCATTTAGATGATGATGCCATTGTTAAAATATATGGTTCTATGTCTTTTTATGATGACGCAAATGACAATGCTTCATACATTTTAGTTGCTGGAAACGCAAGTGCTACCGCATTTAACCTAAGCACAAACGCAACAACCAACATTGCGTACCCAACTGGAGTAACCATATCCAAAAATGTTGATATGATCCAGTTTGATAATAAGGTGTACATACATCAAGACGGTGTTACCGCAATGGAGTGGGACGGTGACTTTACTGGAACGCCGGCATTTACAAATGTTCCTAATGGAGATTTTACTCAGCCCGTATCATTTTCTTCAACTGCTTTTGAAATAACCAATAACGTTGGGAAAGTAACGGTATCAACTCCATCTACTCACGGATTAAGTGTTGGCGATAAAGTTGTTTTGACCAGTGTTGGTTCTAGTGGTTTGACAAAAAATGATGAGTTTTCTGTATCTAAAATTGGATCAAGTAGTATATTTTTCTTTTCTGTTACGTCTCCAAACTTAAGCAGTATCACTGACACAAAATGGACTCAGGCTATATCTCAGGGAGTTGGGTTCACTCATAGTCCTGCTCCTCCGTTTGCAGTTGTCCATCAAAAAAGAATGGTTGTTCCATTTAACTATACGATGACTGGGTCCTCAGGGAGCCCAACTATAACAGATCGGAAAGTTAGAGATGAACTTTTATTTTCTTTAGTTAGCGATTCTGATGTATTTGATTACATTTATGGGCAGTTTAAATTCATGTCTAAAAAATCAGATTTTATAGTTGGAGTTCATAGTTTTTCTGATGACCAACTTGTTGTTTTAAATAGAGAAAGTATTTTTGTAGTAAGCAATTCGTTGGATTTAAAAGAAGCTCAAACAACTTTACTAAGTAGCGACTTAGGCTGTATAGCGAGATCTTCAATTCAACAAATTGGAAATAAGTTAATGTTTTTATCAGACAATGGAGTATACGCATTAGACTTTAGAGATCTTTATAATTTAAGAGGTCAAGATATTCCACTTAGCGAATCAATCAATTCTTCCATAAGCAGAATTAATCAAGACGCTGTTGAAAAAGTAAAATCAGTTTACTTTGATAACAGATATTATTTAGCCGCTCCTATTGACGGATCTTCCGAAAACAATGCTATTTTTATATTTAATTTTTTAAACAAAGAATGGGAAAGCATAGATACGGTTAATGACGATAAATGGGATTACAGAGACATTCTTGTAGCAGGGGATGGAGATAGCCGTGGGGTGTATGCCGTAAATCAAAATGGGGGAATCCACAGATTAGACGCTCTAGACGCTGGCAATGATAACATTATTACTCAAATCGGAGGCAGCCCAGTTTCTGTTTTAATTAATGGAGTTGCTACAACTAGAGCAATAAATGGAAATGACTTAGATCGTAAAAAATGGAAACTTTTTGATTTACACGTTGAATCTAGTCCTAGTGCAAATTCAAACGCTACACTATCTGCTATTACAGAGAACATTGATGCTACAATAGAGCTAGGATCTATTCAGTCTTTTCATAAAGGTTTACTTCAAAGCGGAGAAGATATTTCAATTAGGGGGAGATTTGGTCCAAATAGGGCATATAGTATTCAGTTTAAATTAGAAAGCACTCAAGGTAGACCAAAAATAAGAGCAATAAAAATTAGTGGTAACAAAACTTTTAGAAGCACAAACGAAGCAATATAATGGCAAACAAATTTATTACTGGAAACTCTTTTAGTACAGGCGATCAAGTCACATCAACTAAGCTAAATGAATCAATTAACTTAGCAACTTTTGATAGTGGTGCGGTAGATGACTCTACGACTGCCATTAGCTCTGGTGCAATAATTGTTAAAGATGGTGGAGTATCTCCTTCAAAAATTAGCACAGGTGGGCCGTCTTGGGATTCTAGTGGAAATGTTTCAGTGTCTGGAAATATTGATGTAGATGGAACTACGAATTTAGATGCTGTAGATATTGATGGAAATGTACAAGTTGACGGCACGGTTACTGTAGGAGTAAATGACACAGGACATGATGTTAAGTTTTTTGGAGATACCTCTGGAGCATACATTCAGTTTGATGCTAGTGCAGACAAATTACTAACTGCTGGCGGTGCTACCGTTGATGTCGTAAAAGACAAGTTGCTTATTGGTGGAACAGCAGTAACAACAACCGCTGCTGAACTAAATGTACTTGATGGTGTTACTGCGGGAACAATAACGGCAAGTAAGGGAGTAGTTGTAGATAGCAACAAAGACATTGCTAGCTTGCGTAATATAACGCTTACCGGTGAGCTAGATGCCGGCAGTCTTGATGTCAGTGGTAATGCTGATATTGATGGAACCCTTGAAACCGATGCGTTATCAATTAATGGAACAGCAGTTACGTCTACCGCTGCTGAAATAAATCTTTTAGATGGTTCTACTGCAAACACTGTAGTAAACTCAAAAGCTGTTGTATACGGATCAGGTGGGCAAGTTGCCGTAACATCTCTTTCTGGAACATTAGCTGACGGCGTAACGGGAACTACTCAAAGCTCTGGCGATAACTCCACTAAGGTGGCTACCACTGCTTACGTTGATGCTCAGGTTGGAACTTCCGATACTTTGGCTGAAGTTCTTGCTAACGGTAACACTACTGGATCTAACAACATTGTTGTTGATAATGGTCAGTCGATTACTACTAACACAATTTCAGAAACTACTTCTGCATCTGGTGTAACGATTGATGGAGTTCTTATAAAAGATAATGCAATTACAGCATCTGGAGAAATAGATGGTGGCTCACTAGACATATCTGGTGACGCAGACATAGATGGAACTTTAGAGGCCGATGCAATAACAGTTAATGGTACAGCTTTAGATACAGTTATTGCAGGAACAACAGTTACAAACGCAACAAACTCTGCTCATGTTTTAGTAACTGACAACGAAAGCACTAACGAAGAAAACCTAATTACTTTTGTAGAGGGGGCAACCTCAAGCACAGGCAATGTTGGTTTGGAGATGGATGGAAATCTTTCATATAATCCAAGCACAGGAACAGTTAGTTCTACAGTTTTTAAAGGTAACATTGATGCTGTAGATGGAGACTTTGATGGCACTCTGGAAACAGACGCTCTTTCCATAGGAGGAACAGCGGTTACTTCTACTGCTGCTGAATTAAACTACCTAGATATTACTACACTAGGCACGTCAGAAGCGTCAAAAGCCGTAACAGTAGATTCAAACGGTGATCTGCTTGTACCAGACAGTGACAAGTTTAAATTTGGTACAGGTTCTGATATGCAAGTCTACCATGATGGTAGTAATTCATATATTACTAATTCTACAGGAGAGCTAAAGCTTGCTACAGAAACTTCTGGTATAGCCATTGCAATAGGACATTCTACATCTGAAACAACTTTTGGTGACAATGTAACTATTACGGGCAACCTTACGGTTAATGGTACAACCACAACAGTAAACACAACTAACCTTACTGTTACTGACCCCTTAGTAAAGTTTGGTGAGGGGTACACAGGTACTGCATTTGATGAAGGGTT